CAGTCTATTCAGCCTTAGCGCTGAAGATGCACCTGAATAGCTAAAGCTTCTGCCGTTAGCCGACAATTTGCGATTAAGTAGAGTGCTAGCAGCCGCTCCGCTATATGAGAATGTCCCGCCGTCAGCGTTTAATGTGTAGCCGCTTGGCGGTGGGGTGCTGGTTGTTGCTAGCTGCCCGTATGGATTGCGCCCATAAAACGCTAGCCCGTACATTTAAGCGCCCAAAGCTCTTGCAAGCGGTCAAGTTCATCTGCATCAGGGAAAGCTTTTACTTTATCTTCTAATGCGTCTTTAGTGCCTTGCAGTGAGCCATATTTGATGGAGAATAGCTCAGCTTTAGCTTTGACTTTCAGCATCAAAGATTCAAGCGTAATTCCGCGAGCCTCTGCCATTGATGAAAGCATAACAACCGGACGAATGCCGTAAGCTTCATCAACCTGGACAGACCAAGAATCACGCTCTGCCTGTGCAGTGCCTGCCGTTAGCTTCTCAACTTCACCTTGAAACCACGAATTAATCTCAAGCAGTTTCTTAGTTTTCTCGGCGGGCCAAGGATTGTAAGAAGCAATTAAGTTATTAGTGCGCTCATCACTTGCAGTTGACACCCATTCACCAGATTGTAACTGCTCAAGCTGCACACCCTCTTTTGCTAGAAAGTCGTGTAAGCCTATGCCTTTTTCGATGTAGTTAATCATTGTATGCCACCTCTTAACATGGCTTGCGGTGCGCCAGCGTTCATTATTGCGCTCATGGCGCTAGGTGTAGAGGCTGGCAATGCTGCGTGATATGCGGCACTAGCGGCTGACCAGTAAGAAACTGGGTTATTCTCATATGTGTTGCCAGCCGCACCAGTCCAAACAATGTTAGTTCCTGTTGCCATAATCTGTGGCGCACCATTACTTACCACTGCAAAGCCGTAGACGCCTTGCCCAAGTTTTAAATCGACTGTAATCGGTTTAATACCAGTTGTTGAAGTGTCAACAGTGCCAAGGTCAGCGAGCAGAGTGAACACGCTGTCAAAGTCGCTTCCTGTATCTGATTGCTTATTCAGATTGTAGATACCAACACGCATTGTTGAGCCTGCCGCTAGCGCTGCAACTCTAAATGCGATTGTGGTTAAACGACATGGAGCAACAATTAAGTGAGGGCATACGTACATTGTGTTAGCGGTTAACGTGATTGCTCCACGAATGCCTACAGCTTGACCTGTTAGCGAGTATGCAACTTTGTTTAGCATTCTTGAGCCATAAGCTCTTGCGTCAGTTGGAACGTAAACACGTTTAGCGCCTGCCGGAAAGCTAATCTTTGCAGTAGTGCCAAGAGAATTATTGAAAACGTTTAGACGAACCAAGGTTGAAGCTGCTGATAGATAACCTTCGCCCAACTCCCAATTCCCGCTGGCATCTTCAATGCGATACGGGAAAACATGATTTACGCCGTAAAAGCTGTTGAAGGTAGCGCCATAAACATAATTGGCTGCATCTACAATCGCCCCCGCAAGCGTAAAATCGCCTGTGCCTGTACTTGTTGAGGTTTCTGCAATGTTATTTGCGCTCATTTTTGCGTCCTATCTGTTTGCACTTCTTTTGATTTCTCATAACTACGCAATGCGCCTAAGCCAAGCAGGCCAAAAAGAATCTGCATCGTTAGGTTATCATCTAACTTCGGAAACTCGCCAGCATAGCCGTATAGTGTAGCTATAAATCGCATTAAAGGCTCTATGATTGTTGAGTAAGCAAATGCGCCAGCACCAACCCAACCAACCGCAGGACGCCAGCCAGCAACAAAAACAGAAGGATGCTGAGCCTCCACCTTGTTTATCTCAATCTGCCCAAGCATTAAAGAAACTTCAGCTTGCAGCTTTGCCAAGTCGCCTTGCTGCTTTAATTGTTCAAGTTTAAAAAGTTCCTCTGCCCGCCTTGATGGGTCCGGCCAAATCTTTTCAATTGCCGTTTTGCCAAGTTCAAATATCGCCGTTAGTGGGTCAAAGCTCATTCTATTGTCACCTCAAAAGTTTCAGGCAATAGCGCCAAAAGTTTATCTAAAGTTACTTTAGAATTGGCAACGTCCGGTATTGTATCGCCATCTAAAAAGCCGATTGAGCTACCGACAAGAATACAACCTTCAATCTGCCGAGTGTAGTTGCCGCTGTGAATCTGAATGTTTGAGCGGTTTGGCACGTCTTTCAATTCGACAACCAAGCCGTTTTTCGGAGATTGGCGCTTAAATGCCTTGTACCGCCCTTTCGGAATGCAGCTTACGCTGCGCTCATTGCCTAAATCTCTAAGCTCAAGAGTAAAGCACTGGAAGCTGCCGCAAGACAGCCTGCCTAGTGTGCAATCTGAATGATACCAGCGTTTAATATTTATCATTATCACCCCAACATCATCGCAGTTAGTATTTTGGCGCTGCCGCTTGTGTTTTTAAATGCTACAGCGGAATTGCCTGCATCGTACCACAGTCGATAAGTGCCCGAGCCAGGATCTGATGTTGTTCCGACATTTATCAGAGTGCCGGAAGCTAGCGAGAGTACGCCACCATCATCACAAGACAATAAAGCGCCAGCCTGTCTACCATCATTAACCCTAACAGCTAAAACATAATAATTAAGCGAGTACCCAAACTGAGGCAGCAGTACGGTGGCTGCATCTTCAACCTCAACAGAATAAACTTTTTGGAATCCACCAAAAGCGTAAGTGCCCGCAAACCCTTCTGACCGCATCACTAGTGGCTTGTTGGATGTAGCTTTGCGCATTCTGTTGGTTTGGTTAATGCCAATGCATTTTCCGGACACTGACAGCACCGCCTCTGATGGCGATGTTGAAAAGTTAGATTTAATGGCGTCAACAGCAGCGCCCCTGTTTACGATATTACTCATGTTGACATAAACAACAAACGGAGCAGACACACTGCCGCCACCCTCAACAACCGTGACGATTGCGTCAGTCACGTTGTCAACAGTAATGTTGTCAACATTTACAGACATTTCATCGTCTGGCGTGCGAGCCAAAACAACAGTTGTGGTTGCGCCTGTGCCGCTGATTGCATTGATTGACAAAGCACCAGACTGCGCCAATCTGTTTACATTGCTAACTACAGCAGGCAGTGTCACTCCGCCAGATACCGTATACTGCACGCCGTCAACGTTACCGAATTGCGGAGCTTCAACACCGCTAGTCTGTTGACTAACAATCGCAGTCGGGACAAACCCGCGATATTCGCAGATAATTCCATCAACAAAGCCGTTACCAAGTTGGAAATCAATGTCTGCATTTGTGCCATAACCGCCAGTAATGCCGACATCCTTAAATAAAGTAGTTCCAGACACCTTCCCCGAAGTTGTCTGTCCTTTGATTGACCTCCCGTTGCAGTTGGCTATTCTTCCGCCATTCACCTCAAAATAACTAACCATGTCAGATGATGTTAGCCCGCCAAACACTAAGATGCCGTCCATATCTGATGTATACGTTGCATCTTCGCAGTAAACGCCATCAACTCTAGGATTGTTAATCTCCGCAGATAGAGTGTAACCGCCGCCAGCGCCAGAAGACTCTCTATCAACCCCAATGCCGTAAGCGCCAACAGAGCTAGGCACGCCAGAGCCAGCAGCCATGCGCACGTTTGATACAACTGGATTATTTAGCACCACAGACGCGAATGCGCCTCTAATAGTCCAGCCAGCCGCATCACCAGCCACCAGTGATACACGCTTTGCATTTTTAACGGTAACATTATCAGCAACTAGGCTTGCGTAGTTTGTTGGGTATACCGGAGTCAGCGAGTTGTATAGCCTGAATGCCTCGTTCGAAATGCTTGCTGCATCTATTGTCATTGTGCCTGTGATAACATGCTTTTTTGGCAGCACAGCAATAGAGATAAACTTACTCTGATGCGCCCCGAATGCGGCAAATAAGTTGCACCCTGCCGAATCCCAATCAATCGAAACTGGCGTAGTGATTAGTATCGGAGTTGTAAATCCGTATGATTTGCTACCCCAAATAATTTGCTTTCCAGCACTAATCATGGCAATTGCTTTCGCCGTGTTTCCAGCGTCAACACCTTCAACCAACCCATACTCATCAGGCGTAACAAAGCTACTGATTCGCTTAACAATCGTCTGTGCTTGCAGCCCTGCAATGACAACGGTTGAATCTGGATTAGCCAAAGATTGCAAGTCAACTAGACTGTAAACCCTAGGGCTATAACCCTTCTGTGCCCCGCCTCTACTAAAAACCTGAATAGAGTAGGCAAGCTCGCCAGTATAAAGCTCAACCTTGATTTGCTTTACGCTTCCTGAGTGCTGAGGCTGTCCAGCGCCATTTAACGTGATCGGCTGAGCAAGCAAAACCTCTGTGCCGTTATCTTGTACAGCATAAACATTGATCCGATTGGCTGGTTGGTTTTTTGGGTCTGAATCCATGCGCCCGAAGTAAATAGTTCCTGCGCTTAAAGGATTCCCGTTGATTGGGTCAACAAATTGGATAAATGGATTAATAACTTGGTAGCTCATGGCTTTTTCCTAAAGTAATTTTGTACAGTATAGCGCCAATTCAGGAATGAAAAAAGCCGCTATTTTTGCGGCTTGTCTTCTTGGTCTGATGCTGAAATGAATTGGGTTATTCCAAGCGCCTCGACCTGTCTTCGCTCATTCTCGCTCAGTGTATCAATCCATTTCTTATAGCTCTTTTGCTGTCTCAGGCTTGCTTCGATTTGCTTGCGCATTCTGTCAGCTCGCTTGCCTTGAGCGTAGCCATTTGCAATTAGTCGTTGCAATCTAGGGTCCGCTAGCATTTCAGAGGCTGCTGCAGCTCTGTCTGTTGACTTCTCTGCAAGCTCCATAACTGCTCCGGCCATTTCTGCGCCTGTCAGTTTTGACACTCCAGACTTGACTAGCTTTGGAATAAAGCCCATTTGATCATCTAGCACAGCCTTAACAACGCCAGTCGGGATGCGTTGCGATGATGCCACAGACATTCCTTTTGCTATCTTGGCTAGGCTGTCGAAGTCTTTTAATGAGCCTTCAGGCAAATCTTTTTCAACAAGCTTTCTTACTGCATCATTGCCAAGAGTTTGGTTATACCATTTTAAAAACTTGGTATTGTTAAATTGGTCTTTTTCGCCTTTCAGTGTCTCTCTGAATGTATCTGAGATTGCGTTGTAAACAAGTTCTTTTCTTGTGTCTGGATCTGGAATGTCGCGCATAATCTGTTGATACTTCTGTGCACCGCCTTTGGCCAATCCTTTAATCCCTTGCTGAATCACTGGTACAATATCTTTCTGCAGCTTGTCTCCAATTAATGTTTGTGTGCGCTCTTCTAGTAGTTTTCGCTCTCTAGTCAATCCTTTAGCAATCTTAACCTCGTCAACAAGACCTTGCGCATCAGCCATCTTTTCAGCGTCTTCAGTTAATGCTGCATAAGCTCGCTTTAGAATTGCAGAGTCAGCATCCTTGAACTCGCCTTCTTTCTTGAATGCTGCAGCTCCGATTTTCTTGCGTAGCTGGTCTAAGTTTTCATAGGTCGGCGGTATTGACTGCTCGCCTGATTCTGTTGCGATTTTTCTTGGAGTTAGCGAGCGTAGAATTGTTTTTATAACAGGGTCAACATCTGGATCATCTTTGCTAAGCGCAAGGTTTTTTGTTCTTTCATCAACGAATTCCATAGTTTTATTTGGCTCTGCAACTGCTCGCCTATCAATTCTTTCGCCAACAAGATTCCATGCCTCGTCGCCAGCTTCACCAAGCTGATTAATGTTTTTAAGCGCAGCATCACGCCATTTTAAAGAAGCATCAACGCTGCCAGTTGCTGTAGTGTACTTATCATCAAGAGCTTTAGTAACTGCCGACACTTCACGCGCAAATTTTAATGCTTGTGCATGTTGCGGGCTGCTTGGAATTGCTGCGAACGATTGCTCGATGCCGCGAAATTGCGGGTTATTACTGGCGTAACTTGCTAGTGGCTGCTCAGTCACGCCCAAGTCTTCTAGCGCTTTGTAAAACTCAGGGTCTGCATCAATGATTTCTGCCATTGATTTTAAATTGCCAACTGTAGGCTTATTAGTCGCCGCCTTGAATGCCTGACCTGTTTGCTTTGTGTCAGCGTTTACCGCTTCTTCATCAGCAAGCTTTACCGCTTCGGCTTCAGCGCCTTGTAATTGCTTCTGCTTTCTGTTGATTGCGATTTCTGGAGTCTTTGCGCCAAGATAAGCCGCGAAAGCTTCAGGCGCAGCTTTAACCAGTGATGCTGCTGCAGGCGAGCCAGTAACGTTATAAGTCGCATCACCTAGCCGCTGCGAGCCGCTTTGCATTACTTCGCCAATCTGTTTAATGACAGGAAGATTTGCAACGTCTTGCATGTACTCTTGGCCTAAAGCACCTGGCTTTGTAGTCAATACGTCTGCCGCTTGCTGTTGCGACCTTGCCGCTCTTTCTGGGTCAAATGTACTTGCTAGAGTAGCCAGTCCATACAAGCCGGAGATTGGCTCTGCAAGTGCGCCTGTAGTCATTGCCAAGCCAGCATCAACAACGCCTCCAGCTTTCTCGCCAAATGAGCGCTCTTGCTTAACTTCAAACTGACTGAATATTTCTTCAAGCTCTTGCTGGTTTGGTGGCGAATCACCAGTTAAGCGCATCACCTTGCCTGTTTTCGGGTCTGTAACTTTGTATGTTGGCATTAGTTCTCAACCTCTACAGTAAACCGACCAATAGCTTTTGCTCCTTGCGGTGTTGTGGTTTGCACTTCGTCGCTAGTCACAAACTCTTCTCTGCTTAACTTTCTTGGCGTGAATCGCTCATCTGCTGCGATTCTATCCAAAAAATCTTTGCGCTTAGTTGCCCATACTTTGCCGAAGTTAGTTCCGTCTTTAGCTCTCAGTGAGCCGTTTTGAGAAATGAAGTCAGCCTTTTCCTGGTTGTATTCAGATTTATATGCAGCCATCTTAGCTAAGCCGCGCAAATACTTATCCATGTATTCAGCGTTTGCGTTTTCTGGTAGTGGCTTTAATGCAAGTCTAATGTCTGCATCTGTTGCTGGCCCTTGCGGTAGTGATGCGATAGCTTCGCCTGAACGGATTTTTTGCCATTCAGATGTTAGCTTTGTTACTTCATCCTGAGTGCCTAGCGCAGCTTTTGCGGCCTCTCGCCATGAGCCGCCTGAGCCAAGAATGCCTCCAGCAATATCTGACGCCTTGAATCGCTCCGCCAGGTCAACATACTTGTAAACATTAGCTGAGTTAGTTTCAGATTCTGTCATTGAATCTTGCAATGCTTTAGTTGTTGCTGCGTCAAGTTGACGACCTTCTTTTGAAAGCAATCCTGAGCTAATGCCAAAGTTTTCAGCGTCTGGATCCCCGCTTGCAACCATGCGCTTGTATGTTGTCACGTTTCTCTCTTGCGGAGTCTGAGAAGCTTCGCGGCCTGTCTCGATATACCCTTTAGCTCTCGCAAACTCTTTCGCCGCTTCAGGATTTCGCTGCCGCAATGCTTGGTAGTATTCAAACTCTTTCTGACTTGATGGAGTTTTGTTGTCAGCTTCAGCAAAAATACCAGTCTGATAACCTGCTGATTCCAAGCCAGCGCCAAGAACGCGCATGATTTGCTCAGCCTTTGCAGGGTCTTTTGCTTGTGTCATCATTAGATTAATGGTGTCTTGTGGATAGCCTTTCCTTGCAAGGATGTTTTCGACTCGCTGCAACCCTCGCTCCTGAAATGCTTGCGGGTCTTGGCGTAATTGCCATAACTCAGCCAAGTCAGATGCTGCTTGTTGTTGCTTTCGCTTATCATCCAAACCTGATGCAGCTAAGACTTGTTGAGCTAGCTGAGGGCTTTTCATTGTTGCGTTAATCAAAGACTCTTGATTGCCTGTCTTGTAGTAATCGCGCAAGGCATTAGATGCGTCTTGCATGTCTGTTTGTTGTTGCTTGGCTGCGTCAAGATTTAACTTGTTAGCTTGCAAGCCCTGAAGCCCTTGAACACCACTAACCGCTGTATCTAAAAAAGTAGCCATTAGAATAACCCCATGTAATTAGCTAAGCCAATTTGACCAAGACCGCCAAGCGCTTGCTGATTGTTTTGATTCTGCATTTGATAGCGGTTAGCCATTGCATTACCTGCAAACAATGCATTGCTGCCCGCTTGCTGCCCGAAGTTTTGCGCAGCGTTGCCAACTTGGCTAGCCGCTCCAGTTCCTAAGCCAGCCAAGCCCATTAATTGGTTATACTTATTCAGGTTAGCACCTTGATTCAGGCTGAATTCGTTTTGCGCATTGCTTCGTGCCTGCTGTGCAAGTTGTGGTGCAATAGTTGCCAAAGCTGCTTGAGTGTCGCCACCTCGGATGCCGCCAGTTGCAGAGCCTGTGCGTAATGCTTGCTCGTTTTGTTGCTGTGATAACGCTGCGTATTCAGGCGAGTTGAAATAGCCTTGATAGTCAAAGTTAAACTTATCTGCAGGCTGATTAATGTAACCTTGCAATGCTGGCAAAGCTGCCTGCCCTGCTTGCTGATAAGGGGCCATGATAGACTTCAGGTATTCCAATTGCTCGCGCTGTAATGCTGTTGATTGGTCCGCTGCATAGGTTTGAGCTTGAGCTGCTTTCTTTGCTGACTTGTTACCCATGATGCCGCTTGCAATTGTTCCGCCGATTAAAGCAGTTTCAATGCCCATTGTTATAACTCCTTGCAATATATGATTTGGTTATTGTAGCACCCGATTCGGTTAAATCCTATGCGCTCGCATAGCTTAATGGATGACTTGTATTGTGGCTCTATAGCTGTCGCCATGGCGTCATAACCTTTAAGTCGCAAATATCTCTCGCCTTCTTCTATTAATCTGTTTGCGTGTCTTACAAAGCGTTTTTTTACGCATATATGTACCTCACAGATTAATGGCTCCACATCGAGATAAACTACTAACATTGACTCATCAACAATAAAAGCGTTGCAATTGAGCGAATCCGGCGCAGACAATCCGCGCTCGCTGAAATACTCAATAACGTCTGATAGCTCAGCCTCTCTAATCATACCGCTCTTTGCTTTGCTGTGCGCTCAGTTGCCAGTGAGCTATTAATAACATCAATTGCCGAGTTTAAAGCGTTCTGTAGGTCGATTACATTGCCTATCAAGTCATTAATGGCGTCGGCTTGAGTTTGCTCGTACACTTGATTGTAAGCTGCCGGAGCCGCGCCAACAGAGCTAGGCGGAGTTGTGGCAGAATCAACCGCATCACCAACAGCAGTTGCTAGCCAAACCACGCCACCGACTGAAGCTGCTGCATAGTCTAGATTTCCAACTACATCGCCTGAAGCGCCATGAGCCGACTGAGCCGCAATGTGATTGGTTAAATCTAGTTGCAGTGTATCAATCTCACCCTCTGCCGTTGTCACGCGAATAGTTAAGGCGGCTAATGCGTCATCAGTTGCAGCTAAGTCTAAGAACAGTTGTTCAATGTCAACAGTGTTTTTGTCTATAGCTTCAAGTAATGCTTGGCTGTTGGTTTTTGATGCAATGTAGTCTTTGATGAATTGGTCAGGCAGCTTGCCGCCAAGTGTGCGCTGTAGCTCTGCCTCTGTGAAGATGTAATTCTGAAGCCTTAAATTAGCCATAGCGCACCTTCAGGCCAGAGAAGTTCACGCGGTCTTTGGTTAATACGCGAGCTTTCAAGGCAAACTGCTGATTAAAGTAGCCAAAGCCGAAAGCGACAAATCGAGTATTGTAGCTGCCAGATTCACCATACAGTTGCACATATTCGCTAGAGTCAGTAACGCCGTTATCCGTCACTGATAAAAATATGTTTGTATTCGATGACTCAAAGCCTGTTATCGTATTCAGCTCAATCAGTCCGACTCGGATAGATGGCGCGTAAACTAGCGGAGTTTGAAACTCGCATTCAGTGAATTCATCATCTTGTGCCGCTGAAGTGTAGTCAAGTGCGTAGATGCTGCCATCATTAGTTGAGCCATAAACCCACTTGGCAAGCAATGGATTATATACGCCATTACAAGCAACCCAAGCGCCACCATCAACACCTGTTGATAACTCTGACCAAGCGTTAGCCACTCCGATTGATTGCGCTACAGATAGATTTAGCGCGTATGTTTTATGCGGTAGTCTAACAATTAATAACTGCATGTCGCCGTCGGTTCGAGACTCCAAAACGCTTCTTGCTAAATCAGTGTCAGACATGTTTTGCAATACATCATTGATTGTTGGCGTTGATAACAACTGAGCATCGCCAGCACCTAGAGCATAAATACCTGGCGACTCATACCTACGCGAGCCAAGAATAAACACACTGCCAGCAACGCGAGCTTTGCAGTGAGTGCCGCAAATGCCAATCTCTAACGACTTTTGCGGTATGCGAATAAATGCAAAGTTGCTTGTGCCGTCATTGGTAAAATATTCTGTTGAGTAGCGACCAAACACCATCATTAGGTTATCTGGCGTGCGCATATTGCCTAGTGACTTATCTGGCATAATCTCAGCAACTGCATAATCGGTTGGCGCAACCTGCGTTTCATCTGATAGCAGAGTGTGGTATAGGTATTCGCCATCGGTAAAGAAGTAATATCCATCAATCCAATCGCCATCAATCGGGCGTCCAAAGTCAGTGTCTGTTAGCCTAGATAAAGCTCCGCTAGCGTAGCGGTATACATTGCCGCCTGAAATTATCAATTGAGACTGAAAAGAGTAAGGCATTGAGCATTGACCAGCGCCGTCAATCGTTCCAATTGTAGAATAACTTCCAGCACTGTCGATTGTGATTAATGAATTGCCTGAAACTTGAAAGTGCTTGCCTTGCCTATCGTTAAAGAACCCGCCTCGACACTCGCCGCTAGCTGTCATCAGCTTCTTTAGTCCGGCATGAGAAATAAGATAGCCTTGCGCGCCTCTGATTTCCTTTGCTATTGCAATCATGTTCTTTGGCATGAAGTCGCGGTAGTCAGTTTGATTGCTTAGCTTGTCGCCTCGGACAATTGGAACTTGGATTTCACCCATTAGCAATCATCCCCAGTGTGCGGGTAGAATGGCGTTACATAACCCCAATCTTTCCAGCCTTGACCTTTTGGCATGTCTGCACGTCGTTTAAGCTCGGGAACACTGATTAGCATTACTTGCAGGTTTTCCATGCTTTCGCGTGCGTTGTCCATGTAGCTATCAGTTAGCATAACTTGATAGATTGGCGCGATTCGCTTGCCTAGCTCGTAGCTAATGGCAGACATTGCAGAGTCTTGAAAGCCTGTAGGGTAATCAATATCAGCGCTTTGCATATCAGCTGAATCCAAGCGCAGCACTGGCGAAAGTTCAAGCATCATTTCTTTGTATTCTTCAAAGCCAATATCGAGCATGTCAGGCGTTGGCTGCCTCATGCCATTTGCAGCAGTGATACCAGCTTTGCGAAAGGCTGAGTTTATAACATCTTTGATTGTGTACATTTGTGCGCCCTCGGTTTTTTATTATTATAGACCACTGTTCGTACCACTTAAAGCTAAAAGATGTGCTAAGGTGTTTTGTATAACAACATTGGAGATTGAATAAATGCAAGAAATGACTATCGGAAACATCAAGATTGCCAAGCAATCAGACTATTTATCAAACAGAGTTAAGGTAACTATTTCTGTAAAAGATGCCGATGGTTATCTTCATGTTGATGTATTTGAGGATAAGTTGATTGGTAATGACTTATCTTCGCAGCTTTTAATGGTTTCTGGCGTTTTAGCTGAAATGGCTGAACAGGCAGTTGGTGGTGCTGTTGAATAATATGAGATCAATTGATGTTTATCTTTGCAGGGAAAGTAGGCAGCAAGCAGGCTACGCTGCAAGAAACGCTTTATGGGCTGCGATAGCTGTCGATTACAACAAGCAACTTGGCGAGCTATTTGAGCAAGTAACCTTGAGCAATGGGCCGATTGACTTTAACAAAAAAATCATTGGCGAGACTTGATTCCATGACGTCAGCAGACATATACCTTTGCAAGGCTCAAGTTAAAGAGTGCTTTGAGATTATCAGAAAGCCACATTTCAGCGGATTTTCTGAGCCGTTTAAGGCTATTGAACCAAATCCAACCATTACTGAAATTAAAGAGCGAGAAGAAAGAAGAAAGAAACTTGCGCAAGATACTAATAAATTACTTCAAATGTTTGCTGAGCACATAAATAAAAAAGGGGCGTAAAGCCCCTTCTTGTTATTCAGCAATTGCTTACGGATTGCCGAAGAACTGGCCGCAACCGTGAGGAATCAAGGTGGCGAATGCTGGCAACAAGTCAATACGCATTGCTTGCACGTTCTTCAATGGGTCACTAGACATAGTGGCGCGCATTGATAAGCCAGTGCTTGCAGATGTGAATACGCTTGAATCCCAACCATTCAGCTTAGGTAGTTCAACAGTGCCCATCGCAATCGCTTTTTCGTGCATGAAGATGTTTGGCTTGTACACTGTAGAAGCTGCACCAAGAATAACAACCGCATCGCCGGCAGTGATTTGACGGTTAACAGTGTTGAACTGTGGGTTTGTTGAATCAAACACGCCAGCAACTGACAGCGTAACAGTAATATCGTTACCAGATGCAGAAGCGGCAGCCGTTACAGTTGCAGTGAATGGAACCGCTGCACCGTTACGGAATAGCACTTGCTTGGTTTGTTGGTTAATCCAAGAAGTTGCAGTGAACTGCACTTGGTCGCCAACAGCCAATGCTTTAGCTGCTAATGATGCGCCAGTTAAAGTTACAGTCATCTGCATGGTGTCTTTAACAGTGCTGTAAGTCAGTGTCGGAGTAGTTTTAACAGTGACAGATGCAGCGCCAGCAGCAGTGCCAGCTGTACGGTTAGATAATGCGTTAGACATAATCGCACGCACGCCTGCAAAGTTACCAGCAATCTGAGCATCTTCCCATGCTGAGCGGATTAACTCGACGTTGCCAGATGATAATGCGCCTTGCTTATCTGCTAATGCTTGAGCTGCCCACGGATCCATGATTGCATACTTTCGGCCGGTGTTTAAACCTAAGTCGCTCAGGAATGAACCGCATTGTGCAACGTCTGACCACTTAGTGATTGTAGTGCCAACAGTACCTAATTGCAGCGAGCCGTTTTTCAGAATGTAGTTACCTAGCTCCAACTCAAGCTCGGTATTCATTTTTTCGTAAGCTGGCGCGAGAATTTCTTCCCACTGATTCAGCTTTAACGCCTGTTCGATTTGGTCGTAAGAAATGTAAACCGTACAATAGTTGCTGATTTTAGCTTCGATTTTGCCAGAGATTAAGTTGCTTGCTGCTGATGCAGAAACATCGCCAGTGGCAGTGCGCAAAGCCTGGTATTGCATTGGGCGTTTCAGAAATACAGATTCGCCTGTATTTGGGTTTAACTCGCCTTGGATTACTTGACGGTCAACTGCGTTTAACAATACGTTTGTAGATTTAAAGCCTTCAGCAAACTTTTTCAGGGTAATACTGGAGACGTTACTATTTAAATTATTCGATGGCATGATTGTGCTCCTAATTATCGAATGATGGCGTCTGGAAACATGTTTTTAAATTTAGACTCTGCCGCCGATGACGGCTTGACTGAGCCTGCTTTTACTTGTGGCGATGCTGCAATAGTTGTCTTAGCCTTTGGCGCAGACTTAACCATTTTCGACAGCTTGCCGATTTCAAAACCTAGCGCCACTGGGTCAGATGACAACTCGGTGAGTCGCTTCATAATCTCAGGCCTGCGCCCTGCCGCTAGTACGATTAACTCTGGATTCTCTGCGTACATCAAAACCGCGTTTTGAGCCGCAAGAGGCAGTGAGTCAATAACATTCTTTTCGGCAGTCGCATAATCTGGAAACTTCTTAGCGACAGAATTCTTGCGCTCGTTATACTCAGACAATTTGACTTGATACGCTTGTTGGATTTTCTCAGCTTCAACAGCCTGTTGTTTCTGAGATTCTTCAAACTCGCGTTTCTTGGTAAAGTAAGCAGCCATCTTATGTGCTAGCTTGTCTTTGTCCCAGTCAACGTCTGGATCTTCTAAATCAGGCATTTTCTCTGTGAACTCAGCAGTTACACTTACAGTCTGTTGCGCTACAGCTTGCGATTGCTTTAACTGCTTATTCTCGCGCACCAATTCTTTGTATTGATGGCGCAGATTCTTTGCCCAGTTCGGAGCGTCTTCAGGAATTTCGTCATCGCTGCCCTGCTCAGCGCTTGAAGCTGGTGAAGCTTCTTCATCGCCAATCAATAAAGCTTCTTCAGTTTCTTCAGTCTCAACTTGGCTATTGTCCTCATCCTGAGCGTTAACTTCAGCCTGTTCAACTTCTTCAACTGTTTCAACTTCTTCGATTTCGATGTTATCAACCTGTTCTGACATTTTTAACCCTTTTATAAATACTCGATGTAACGCCATCGGAAGCGTTATTATTATGTGCTAGTATTTCATTATTTGCAATACAAGTGGTTGACCAGTGAAGAATATGAAATACAAACCTAGTTATTTTCTGTTAGTTAATGAGCTTGATTGGTATTCGTTGCGTGATGCGCGAGTTGCCGTAAAGGTCGTTGATGAAGTTATTGCAAAGCTAACAAAGCAAAAAGGGGCTAATTGCCCCTGATTGTTTTCGCTGTCGTGCTTATCGCGTCTTGACTGGCTTTGAAAGCTTGAGCCTCTTTCAGATTAATGTCAGCACCTGTGCGTTGCGCCTCTAATTGCAACTCAGCCCTGCGTAGTTCATATTCCATCAGGAACTTCTGATACTCCATCTGGTTTTTCTGCTCAGCAACAGCAGCCTTTTGCATTTCAGCTTGTGCTAGCAATACATTCGCATCAACTGGCGGCTGTTGAGATTGCGCCTCTGCTTGCAACTCTTGCAGGATTTCCGCATCTTCTTCTTCTGGCTTTTTAACGCCATTCTTTAGCATCTGCTTGCGGTTGAAGCGCTGCAAATCTTCCACGCCTTCGCCTTCAGTGTTAGCAATTACCATTGACATGATCACCGAATAATACGGGCTATCTGGCGGAGTAGTCTGCATCAAGTTTAAAAGCTCTCTGCGCGTCTGTGTGCGTCTTGATGAGAACGATTCGCCAACATCAACATCAACATCAAACTTACCTTGAGTAATATCGTTTAATACCACGATTTCGCCAGTCTGCTTATCCTTGATTGAGCCAGTTAACGTGCCAAATGAACGATTACCCTCTTCATCTTCCATTGCAACAGTAAAATCTGAGCCGTAGATTTCACGCGCCATTGATAACCAAACTTTGCCGATATACTTCATCGTCATGGCTGCGTTATCCATGTAAACAAAGCTCTGATTGTCTGAACGGCTAAAGATTGCTTCGACAGTATCTTGCGCCAAGTTTGATGGCATTTGCTGCATGTTCTCAGCGCCAGTAATTTGCTGGATGTTCTGCCCTGCGTATTCCATTAAGGTCATTAACGCTGGCGACACTTGAGATGGCTGTAAGTAACTAGCGACTGCGGCAGGCTGAATGATATTGCCTTGTTTATCTTTTACTGAGCGTAAAGGCAAATAAGAGTTGCGCTTCTTGTTGCGATTAGCCCAGTGCTTCTCTAATCCTTGCACCTGCTCAACATCTAGCACCGGAGTATTTTCAGTGCCAAGCGTTGCAGCATCAGCAAGCATTGAAACCATTAAGTTGTCTAGCCGTTGCGCATCCATTGCTTTTGTTACATGGCCCTCAATGCGCTCTTGGTTGTCAATAAAGTAGCGCTTGCCGTATTGCATAGCAACAGGAATAAACTCACCTGGAATGCGCTTAGGCTGCTCTAGCCATCCATCGCCATCGAACACGCCTGAATATACTCGACGTTTCTTGATAGCTCTGCGATCAACTTCAAAGAATCCAGAATCAGCCAACTCATCAATGACATCTTCGATTTCGTCAGATAAGTAAATAGCCTTTTCATTCGTGATTGGATTAAAGAAAGCAACCGCCTCAACTCGTTCAATACGAATTTCAAACCACTTGCAAAGCGTTACTGCATCTTGAGTTACCCAATCATACCATTCACCTGTATCAATCTTGACAACGCTTGCTGGCTCTTTGTCGTATTCATTTCTGAAGTCGTCAGGCGTCATTGTGTAAGCCATGCCGCACCACATCGCATCGGATTTATCGTAAGACTTAGCAGAGCCATCCCAAAACAGGCAGCTTTGCGAATCGTAAACAGGATAAAACATTGGGCGTAGTTGCTTGTTGGTAGGGTCTTCTGGGTCTGCATATTCTGCACAGATTTCAATTGCGCCCATGCCGCCAGTGACGGCATCATCAAAACAGTTGATTGCGGCAAAATCACCATTTGAGCGGATCCAATCAGCGCGAAACGCCTTATTCATCTTCTCGGCTAGCTCAATACTGGTGTATTCGTCGGACGGGCGAAACTTCACTGTGATTTTATTGCGTCGATACTCAGAGATAATGCGGTCAACCTCTCGCGCAACTTTGTTAAGTTCAAAGCGAGGGTATTTATCCATGCTTTCGGCAATGTCTGTACCTGCGAATGTTGAGCCTTCCCACTGCGCGCCAGGTATGCGAGCAAACCGAATTGATTCGATAATCTTATCTCTAACTTGCCGAGTTGATTCGTCGCCAACCGCTTTAGTAAAGCGCTCTTTTGCTGACTCGTACCAGTCTTGCTTTGTCATGCGTGCCATTTGTTACCATCCCATTGTTGGAATACTTATATTTGAATAGTCTACCACAGGAAACGGACTGTAGTCAGTTTCTGACATCATCACACAGTCAGCTATGTTTGGTGACTTCATTCCGAGTTTCTTCATTTCCTGCTTGCTTGCTATCTGATAGCCGTTGCCAGTTCCGCGCTTTCTAGGTATGCGGCAAAGCTCAGTGCGTAGCTGTGACAATCCTGCGCATTCAGAGCTAAAGCTAATCATTTCGGCAGGGTCGGTGTATTCGCCATGAATTACTGCGCGATAAGTTCGATAGACTCTTTGTGCAATCTTGAAATAACGCTGCGCCCGAATGTTGGCAAAGAATTCTTCGTTAGTGATTTGCTTGGTTGATTGCTCAATGTAATTTTCTGCAATACCGTTCGGATCATCAACTGAGCCAGAACCAACTC